ACCGGTAAAAACAATTGGGCTAATATTCACGCGGCCATTAAAACCGCGCCGCCCGGCTCACCTCTGCATATTGCGCAGGATCCCGATAACTGGGTGTGGGGTTTGCCGTATTATGGCGAGCTTGTGAATATTTTTGACCTTTTGAGCATGGGCAACGCACAACGCACATTTGACCAAAAACAGGTCGATAAATGGACGCGCCGCCCGCGCCCCGGCGACATTAAGGATAATGAGGAAGTCATTACGGGCGACGTAATGACTATCGAAGAATACAATAAGCTTTTTAATTCTGGGAATTAAATAGCGTATTTCATCTATGGAGGGTGGAAGTCTTGGCAGCAATCGAGCTAGCGACTAGTTATCTTACGCTTGCGGTGGAGACTTCCACCCTCTCAAAGCAGGTTTCTAAGGCTCTTAGCGGTGTAGGCTCTATCGGTGCCCGCGCCGGTCGTGAGATTGGCGACGGCATGGCTAATGGCTTTAGCCAGACTAAAAACATTGACATTGAGGGTCTACGCGCGAAGGTCGAGAGTGCAGACCGCGCCCTAGCACAGAGCGCGGATATCATGGCACGAAAGCGCGCGGCCGCCGCGTCCACCATCAAGCAGGCGCAGGAAAACGTTAGCGCGGCCATGTCTAAAACCGAGGCGGCTAACGCGCGTCTGGGTGCTGCTGAGAGCCGCCTAAACTCGCTTCGTGCTAACGGCGGTAGTGCTGATGCTATCGCGCGTGCTGAGGCGGCGGTGCATAGCGCCCGTGCTAGTGTTTCGACGGCGACGAGCGGGATGTACGGCGCAGAACAGCGCCTTGTTTCGGCACGCGAGAAGTACACTTCTATTTCGCGCACCGCCGTTTCTCAGACTACCGCGCACGCGCAGGCTTTGAAGGCGGCTAAGGCTGACTTGCGCGAGGCTGAGGCGGCGACCGGCGCGCTGGGGGGTGCTACCGAGAAGGCAACCGGGCGTTTTGCTGGTTTCCGTAACGCTTTCTCCAAATCATTTAGCGGTCTACGCGGTACCGTAGACAAGAACATGCAAGAAGCGTTTAGCGGTGTAGCGGCGCAGGCTGAGCACGCCGGGCGTGAGAGCAGCGGCAGGTTTAAGAGCGCGTTTACTGGTACTATTGCCGCCGCCGGTGGTCTCTTTGCGGGCGTTGGTATTTTCAACGCGGGTAAGGACGCACTGTTTAAGGCGGGCGACCTTGAGCAGTCCGTAGGTGCGGTTGATGCCGTGTTCAAGGGCTCCGCTGACAAGATGCACGCTTACGCTGACGCGGCATCGGATACCGTCGGTATCTCCAAGAACGCCTACAACGAACTGGCTAGCGTGCTTGGTGCAAGCTTGAAGAACGGCGGTACGAGCATTGACGAACTAGGCGACAAGACTAACAGCCTTATCGGTCTTGGTGCTGATTTGGCGTCCCTGTACGGCGGCACCACGAAAGATGCAATTGATGCTATCAGCTCCGCTCTTCGTGGTGAAATGGATCCTATCGAGCGCTACGGTATTTCATTGAATGATGCCGCGCTTACCGCTAAGGGTCTAGAGATGGGCATCACTAAGACCGGCGGTGCGTTCACGACTCAGCAGAAGCAGCTAATCACTCAAGCGCTGTTGTTCGAGCAGTCTAAGGATGCTCAGGGCAACTTTGCGAAGGAGTCGGATACTTTCGCCCATAAAATGCAGGTGGCTAACGCGCGCCTGGAGGACATGAGTACTAAAATTGGTGGTGCTATTCTTCCTGTCGTCGTTAAAATTATGGACGTTTTCGGTAAGGCTCTTTCCCCGGTTTTGACTGAGGTTAGCGGCGGCTTTACCGCATTTGGTGCGGCCTGGGAAAAGTTCGACGGCGATATTACGAGCGCGGGTTTTCCTGGTTTCATGGAGGGCGCGGCATTTGTCGCGCGTAATGTCTGGGAAACGATTAAAAACGCTTTCCAGAATGGAATTATTCCGCTATTCCGTGACCATGTAATGCCCGTACTAGATACCGTCGGTACGGCGTTCATGGACTTTTTCAAGGGCATTTACGGTTTTCAGGATTACGGCGAACCGGTCAGTGTTTTTAATCAGATTGGCGGCGCTATCCGTGATATCGGTAAGTGGCTTGTCGAAAATGTGGGCTTGTGGGCACCTTTTGCCGCCGGTATTACGGCAGCGTTTACCGCATGGAGCACTTATCAGAAAACTATTACCCTGGTTAAGGTTGCGCAGGAGGCGCTAAACAAGGCATCGGCGGCATTTAGCAAGACTAACGTTATTTTGGTCGTTATTGGCTTGATTGTCGGCGGCCTGATTTTGGCGTATAACAAAATCGGCTGGTTTAAGGATTTTGTAGACAATTCAATTAAGGTTATCGGCGACGTTTTTGTTTGGCTGTATGAAAATGCGGTAAAGCCCGCGTTTGAATGGATCGTCGAGGCAATTAAGGGCGTAATTGATTGGTGGAATACCTCTTTTGTGCCCGCTTTCAATGAAGGCGTAAAAATTGTTGGCGACGTTTTCAACTGGCTGTACGAGAACATTGTTAAGCCGGTATTCGAGGGCGTAAAGGGCGCAATTGAAGGCGTTGTTGATTGGTGGAACACTTCGTTTGTTCCGGCGTTTGACGCGGGCGTTAGGGCTGTCGGTGCTGTTTTTGAGTGGCTTTACAATAATGTTGTTCAGCCGGTTTGGACGGCTATTAAAACCGTTATCGCGGTCGTTATTGCTGTTATCCTTACCATTTTCGACGGTTTGAAGGCTGTCGTTGAGAATGTTCTAGCACCTATTTTCAAGTGGCTGTACGAGAATATTATTATTCCGGTCTGGAATGGAATTAAGGATATTATTTCTGGTTTCCTGGACTGGTTTAATAACACGCTTGTGCCCGCCGTGAAAACCGTTATTGATATTCTGGGTAATATCTTTAATTGGCTCCGTGATAACGTCGTCATGCCCGTGTGGAATGGCATTAAGGGCATTATTGACGGCGTTGTTCAGTGGTTCAATAACACCGTAGCGCCGCTATTCCAGACCGCATCTAATATTATTGGCGACATTTTTAAATGGCTGTGGAATAACGTTGTTTCCCCGGTTTGGGAAAACATTCGCCGTGGTATTGATGTTGTCGTGCAGTGGTACAGCGGCGTTGTGCAGCCGCTTATTAAGTCGGTTACGGACGCTATCGGCTCTGTATTCCGCTGGCTGTACGATAATGTTGTTAAGCCCGTCTGGGATTCGATTCAGAATGTCATCAGGGCGTTTACCGACTACTTTAACGGCGTTATTTTCCCGGCGATTAAGGCTACTATTGACGCTATTTCTTCGGCGTTCCGCTGGTTGCTGGATAACGTGGTACGCCCGGTATGGGACGGTATTCAGAGCGTCATTAGGGGCGTGTGGGAAAACGGAATTAAGCCCGTATTTGACGCGCTTACTAATTTCGTTACCCGTACTATTCCCGACGCTTTCCGTAACGCGGTGGACGCTATCGGTCGTTTCTGGAATGGCATTGTTGATGTTGTGAAGCAGCCGGTTAAGTGGGTTTTGCAGACCGTCGTTAATGATGGTTTTATCCGTAACTTTAATAACCTTGCAGGCACTTTCAACATTGGTAAAATTCCTGAGATTAACCTCTCAGGTTGGGCAACCGGTGGTTATACCGGTAAGGGCGGCAAATATGAGCCCGCCGGTATTGTCCACCGTGACGAGTTCGTCATTAGGAAAGAGGCGCGGCAGCGTTTCGAGAGGGAAAATCCCGGCGTTCTGGATCATCTGAACCGTACCGGTGAACTACCGGCGGCCTCGCTGGTTGGTGCTAGTGCGCCGCGTGTCGGTGAATCCTACGCCGCGCCGTTCGGTGTGCGTGATAGCCGCGTGCCCGGCTTCGATATCGGCGGCGTGATATCCGACGCTATTAACACTGGTGTAAATGTTGTAAATGCTGGTGTAAATGCTGTACGTGAGCTTGCAGGCACGGCGGCGGGTAAGGTTCTGGACGTGGCTATCACCCCGGCTAAGAACCTCATTGCTGGTATCGCTGGTTTGTTCCCCGGCTACGCGGGCGACGTGATGCGCGGCGGCGGTGACGCGATTCTCGACGGCGCTAAGAACTGGGTTGTTGAGAAGCTCAAGGGCAAGGACGAGCACGGCAGGGACGCGGCAAGCGCTCACGCCGTGGCCCCGTCCGGCGGCGGCGTGATGCGCTGGCGTGATACCGTCGTGCAGGCGCTGGGTATCGCCGGTTTGCCCGCTACCGACGCTTATATCAATGCGTGGTTGAGCCAGATTCAGAGTGAATCTAACGGTGACCCGAACGTTACACAGAGCGGGTATGTCGATATCAACACGATTACCGGCGATTTGGCTATGGGTCTGGTTCAGGTTATCGGTGCGACGTTCGCCGCGTTCCGTGACCCGTCGTTGCCTAATAACCGTTTGGATCCGCTGGCTAACCTGGTTGCGGGTATGCGCTACGCTACCGCGCGCTACGGTTTCGGCGGGCAGTTGGGGGTTATCGGTCATGGCCACGGCTATAGCGGCGGCGGTCTAGTGAATGGTTCTACCGCGTTTAAAAACGCGATTGTTCCTTCTCTTTATGACCGAGGCGGTAAAATTAAGCAGGGTGTGCAGGTGATTGACCATCGCCGCGCTACCCCTGATTACGTGCTGACCGATAGCCAGTGGAAGACCATGTATTCTATTGCGAACCACACGGCACAGAGCACGACTAACGCCGGTATTACTATCGGCAACGTCTACGGTCTGGATGCCGTGGACGTGGCAGAGGAGATTATGAAGAGGAAGCGTCGAGAGGAGCTACTGAGTGCCTGACATGAGCAAACCCGCCCCTACGCTGTATTTGCACGCGGGCGGTCTGGACGGCGAAGTTTTTAACTTTTCCTCAGTGGCGACTACGGCGTTTACCGCGCTAGAGGGTTTGGACGGTTTCGGTATCCCTGAGCCTGACTGGCGCACGGTGCAGCGGAACGACGGCGGCGGCTCTTATGTGCGTTCGCTCCGGTTGAAAGAGCGTGAACTGTTTATCCCGCTCATGATTTGGGGTGAAAGCCAGGCGGAATGTCTCGCTAATTGGGATGCACTGGTAGCGGCTATGAATCCCCGGGTAGGTGAATCGTCCGTGCTGGAGGTTCGCCGCCCGGGGCAAGCCCCGCGCTTTATAAACGTCGTTTATAAATCTGGTCTGGGTGGTAATTTCGGCAATGACTTTAGGGGCTGGCACTATAAGGTAGGGCTAACCCTAATTGCTCATGATCCGTATTTCTGGGAATCTGACCAAATGCTCAGCTGGAATGTGCGAGGCGACTACAAGCCGTTTATTAGCGGCGGCGAAATGGTGAAGACACACAAGTTTTTCCCCGTGATTCTGTCGCCGTCCGTGGTGAACGGTTCCCGTGAGATTACGATTAGCGGGGATGTGGATTCAGCCCCTATCTGGCAGATTACCGGCGCGGTAACGGATGTTCGAGTAACCAACGTAGAAACCGGTGAGTCGTTCAGCATCACGGGCAGCATTGCGCCGGGCGAGACTGTCACGATTGATACTACGGTGTTAGACATTTATTCACAGAATGACCGTTCGGGTAATCTCTGGGATAGGCTAACCACGGATTCTACGCTATTCCGTCTAGGTACTGGCAGGCACACTATCAAGGTGACCGGCTCCGGCATGGACGAGCGTTCAGAAATTGCGTTGATTTATAAGCCCCGCTACGTGAAGGGAATCTAAACCGAATGTCCGTTCAGGTTTTGATGAGGGATGAGAATTACCGCCCGCGCGGTTTCCTCATCGCGTCCAAGGTCGAGATGATGCGCCGTCTCAACCGACCGGACACGTTCATAGTGAATGTGTCGGCAGAGTCGGCGCAGCAGGCGACCCGTCTACGCGAGGGTTGGGGGCTGGTGGTGCAGGACGGTGATTTTAAGGTGTCCGGTGTAATTACGCAGTTCTTCCGTACGGCCAAAGATAATAATCTTGAGGTTGAGGTGACGTGTACCTCTGAATTGGTGTTCCTTGGTGACCGTCTCACGTATCCAGACCCGGCGCATGAGGAGACTCAGCAGCAGGCCGCCCGCTGGAAGGAACGCGGCGCGGCTGAGACGGTCATTAAGAATCTTGTCGCTAAAAATCTTGGTGTCGAGGCTCTGGAGTCCCGCCGTATCCCTGGGTTTGCGGTTGCGCCGTCTCAGGGGCGCGGGGGTGATGCCTCCGTGGACACGCGCCTAAAAAACTTGCTGGATGTGTTGGAGCCGCTGGCGACCGGCGGCGGGTTGCGAATGAACGTTCAGTTTCAACCGGGCGCGCTGGTCTTCGACACGATCCCAACCCGTAACATATCGCGCCGCGTCCGCCTATCCTGGGTTTCCGGTGAGGTCATCGGTTGGGAAATGACCGACCGCGCCCCGTCCGTGACCGCCGTTATTGTCGGTGGACAGGGTGAAGGTGTAGACCGTCGCCTAGACTCTAGGCAGCGTCTCGATTCGTGGGGGCGGCGCATCGAGATTTTCAAAGACCGACGCGATACCGACGAAGCGGACGCGCTGGAAAAGACGGCAAATGAGGAGCTGGATAAGGGCATCTCAGAGCGCATTATGAAGGTCACCGTACAAGAGAGTGACACGCGAAAATTTGGTGTAGCGTTTGATGTTGGAGACACTATCACGCTTGACGTAGCACCAAATGTCACCCCTTATGATTCGCGCGTCGTGGAGGCTAAAATTATGTGGAGCGAGAATACGCGTACCGTCGAGCTAACCGCCGGTGCGCTTGATCTGACGCTCTCACAGGAACGTATCGAGCGGTTGCGCCGTGAAATTGCGCAGCTGGCAACCGTCTAAGAAGGAGGGCGAAAACATGGCAGATGAACGCATCATTACGGGCGTGCGCACCGTAGAAGAATCTTTCCCCGTAGTTAATAAGCCACTAACGGGTGAGCAGTGGAGTAGTGTTACTACGGCTTTCGGTAATGGCACCATCGACGAAGGAACCGGCGATTACCGCGTAATCCTGGACAATGCATCTAATACGGTGTCGGTCGAGCCGCCCTCCCAAGCGAGCTTTGTTCATGCTACGGTTGGGGGATATTATCACCGCGTTTACGGGCGTGTTACGCTCCCGTGCCCGCCGGTCACCACCACCACCACCTATATTTTGGCTATCGTGCTAGACCCGCTCCGACAGGCAACCGAGCCGGTCAAGCTGGAGCTATTTAAGGCACCTATCACGTATTCCGGTGGACGTAAATATGTGGTGCTTGCTGAGATTACGCGCCGCCCGAATGAGCTTCTTTCACAGGCGACGGTGAAGATGAAGAAGCCGAGCATTGCCCCTACGATCACGGTTCAGGAAGTGGCCGGTCTACCGGACGCGAAAACGCAGCCTTTCGGGACTATGGCCTACGTGAATAGCGAACGTTCGCTTTATCGCCGTTCCGCTGTTGGTGGTTCCGGTGATGTGTGGGCGCGCGTTATTGGTGCACGTCAGACCCCGGTTCTGGGTATGCCCGGCTGGTCTCTGGCACCTATTTCACCGAATAACGCGGGCATTATTACTACCCCTATTACCGAGGGCTTCTATTGCCAGTTCTCCGGTATCTTGCGCCGTGAAGCGTTCGATTACACGGTGGGCTGGGAAATGTCTAACCTGGGTGTGCTCATTCCTGAACCGCTCCGTACCAAGACGTACCGTGAAACTATTTTCCCCGCGTTCTGGAACACTAGGGCATCGGGTGTTTTCCCGTTGATCTGTCGTATTCAGTTCCGCACGGGTGAAATTCATGTGCGAGCAAATAACAGTACCCCTATCCCGTTCGAGCGCGGCGGTGAGCTGCATATCCCGGCGGTGTCGTGGGTTGCGGACAAGTCAAATATCATTGATTGGTGATGATGAATTATGGCTAAGATTACGGCGCGGTTCAGCACGCCCGGCGGCAAACCGTACCGGGGGCGCGTGATTTTCTCCCCCCTGGCAGACGTGGTTCTAGGAGCGCGTGGCGACCGCGTAAACATTCTGGTTGGTGACTTCGAGGCACCGCTAGACTCTACCGGCTTCTTCTCGATTGACCTACCCCCGGGCGAGTACACGGCAAAATTTAAAATTGATAATGCGGATAGCGGGCAGGTGGGAAAGATTCGGGACGTACTAATCACGGTGAAGGGTGATTCTACCCTAGCGGATTTGATAGCGCCGCCCGCCGCGCCCGCCGGGGCTATCCGAGTAAACGAACGAGACCTAGAACGTGGAGTGATTGCATAACATGGCACGATATGGCGATATTGTCCTAGTGACACTGGACGAGAACAACGAGCTAGAGGGTGACGCGCTAAAGCACGTCGAGCGTGTGGCAGAGCGTGCCGCCGCTACCGCCGCCGCGTCTAAGCTGGACGCTACCGCGTTTGCTGATTATGTTGCGCAGGCGCAGGCGCGCGGTACTGTCGCGCCGGTCGAGAATCGTAGTGCGTCCCTGAACGCGGTCACTGAATTTAATGCAGATCCGACCGGTTCGGTGGATTCTACGGCGGCGATTAATCGCGCGATTCAGCAGGCGGCAGAGCGCGGCGGCGGCACCGTTCATCTGCCGGCTGGCACTTATAAGGTGTCCTATCCCTTTATCGAGCTGTTGGGCTCTGTTCACTTGCAGGGCGCGGGTCGAGAGTCCACCACTCTGTTTGTTGATACCGCTGTGCCGGTTCCGGTGAAGACCGCCGCTATTCACGCGGGCAATTATGACGAGCCGCGCCGTGGCACCGGAAATATCCTCATGGGTGTTAGCGACCTTTTCATCAAGCCTGAGTATCCGCTCCGTGAGCACACTAGCAATATCCCCGCTAATGTCGGCGGCATTGTTTTTCACACTGAGCTAGGGGTGAATCCGCATGAACCGGACGGGGCGCACCGCATCGAGAACGTCATTATCTGGGATATGGCGTTTGGTATCGCGCTGTTTGGTCTGGATGACCAAGCGTGCCAGGTGCGTAACGTGCGTGTTCGTCGTACCCGTGAATTTGGTGTGTGCGTGGGTAAGCCGCTGGAGCACACACGCGCTAAGGTGGACGGTAAGCGCGAGACCGGCGCGGGCGACAATATCCTAGACGCGGTGGACGTGTCCGGCGCGAATATTAGCGGCGAGGGGTTCGCCGGTATCGAGTGCTATACGACTAATACTACGTTTACCGCGTGCAAGTCTTGGTACAACCGCCGTAGCAGTAGCGGCGTAGAGGGTGCTAAGGGTTCCATCTGGGATACCAAGGGCACCAATGCAGAGCACCCGCACGCCCCTATCAAGAACGGCGCGGGCTTCTATGTCCACGGTGGACGCAATATTTTCACAGGATGTACGGCGCAGGAGAACGGGGGCCACGGTTTCGCCCTGGTTGGTACCGCTAATCAGGTTGTCGGTTGCCGCGCCGCGTCTAGTTCATGGTGGGATACGTCCGGTAAGGCACCCAATAGCGCAGCTGATTTTTTCGTCGCAAACTGGGCATGGGGGCTAGTCATGACCGGTAACATCGCACAGTCCGAATACGGCGAGAAGACCGGCGCGCGCTACGGCTATTTCTTCGAGTCATGGGGACATGACATTATCGCCCGTGGTAATGCCGCTATTGCACAGCCTACCGCGCTAAAGGCGGGTAGTATGGGTAAGAACGTGATTATTGAAGTCAATCAGGAAACCGTGAAGGGGGCATAAATGGCGTTGAGTTATGGCCGCGTTGTGGCTAAGTTTGCGACATTTCAGGATGGGCACACGCCCGTAGGTACGGTCGAGTTTGTGCCGTCTGATTGGGTGACTGATAGCGGAATCATTCACAGCCCCGCGCCGGTTATCGGCTGGGTGCGTGAAGATGGGCAGCTCTACGGTTCCGAGAAGGCTTACGCCTCCGAGACCCCCGGCGTGAAGTTGCTTGTTTCCGACCCTAAGCACCCGGCGCGGTACACGGCAACCCCGCGCCTGTATGATCCGGTGACAGGCGCGAGTATTCCAGCCCGTGCGTTCGAGTTCGAGATTAGGGCAGGCGCTACCGGCGAGATGGTGGAAGACCCGAGCGGCGGCGTTCGCGTTATCTCATCTAATGATGGTTTGTGGACTCTTGAGGTACCGGCGGGTGCGTCTATCGTCGCCGTTGGTGATGGTCGATACGAAGCGCGCGGCCTATCTGTCGCCGCCGGCAATGATGGTTCCTGGGTGATTGGAAAGGAAGGCTAAATCATGGCACAGGCTGAAATCCGTGGCTTGCTGGAGGACGGGCGTGCCCCGTCCACACTGAAAGCTGAAATTCAGGAGATGATTACCGCCGCCGCCGGTGGTGGTGTCACCACTGAGACAGTCGCTAAGGCTCTAGGCGTGGCTATCGTGCGCAGCACTACCCGCCCGCCCGCTACCATGCACGGCGTACCGACTATCTGGGTAAACCCCGCGCTGGAAGGTGCGCTACAGCCGGTACCCACGTTCACACTCAAGGAGAACGGCGCGATCTTGGAGATTGTTACGCCCGAACCGGCGGGTGGTGCAATGAATGACAACCTATGAGCTGGTCACTAGGGCGGGCGTTGAAGCTGAGGTAGCTAGGCAGACGGCACGATTTGAAACCCGAGAAAAGAACTTCGGTTTTAAACCGGGCGAACATTATTATTCCCCGGTAACTTATGCCTGGCCTGACTTTTATAATGGCGCTAATTCTAAGTGGGCTAAATTCCTTGAATTTGGTAACACTTTGGGTATTGTCATTCTGAACAGGTCTAGTGGTGATTGGCTTTCTAAGCGCCCTGATGTTGATTTTGCGACTCAGGGTTCTATGGCTCTTAGCGCGGGTGCCCGGCGCGTGTCGTTCTATATTAAGACGCGACACGGCGCTATGTTCGAGGGTATGCCTGTTTCTTACAGGGATAAGATCGCGACGAATCTAAACGTTGATTTGTCAGCTATTACGCCTTTTACGGAAGATTTTATTATCGAGTCCGCGCGGGCGGTTAAGAATGATTATCCTGATATTCCGGTTAATATTTTTCTTGACGAGACAAACCCGTGGATTGAAATGGATTTGCAGAATAAAATCATTGAAGCTTACGTAAGGCTTTATAATCGGCTAAAGCGTGAGCTTGGTAATGATTGTTTGATTATTATCAATCCTGGTTCTAATACGCCGGCTTCTATGATGGCGGCGTGTGATGTGGTTTTGTCCTATGAGTCGAACGCGGCGAAATATCTAGATCCTGGCACTCAGTGGATTCACCCTGAGCATTACAAGGGTTTCCCATCGTGGAGGTTCTGGCATGTGATTCATGGTGCTACCCCTGAGAATATTGATGCCGTGTTCGCTAAGGCCGATAGCCTGGGTATTGGTCATCTTTACGTTACCGACCGCACATTCAAGGTTGGCGGCGGCTCTGAGAACGAACCGGAAGAAAACCCCTACGATAAGCCGCCCTCTCAGTGGGTAGAGAACCGCGTGAAGGCTTGGATTGGTGGCACGTTGCCGTTTGAGCAGCGCCTATCAGCTTTGGAGGCAAAGATTAAGGAATTGGAGGCAAAGCATGTCTAATTTTCGTATCCCGACCCTGAACGCGGCGGGTGAGTTCACCGGCTCCGCTCTTGCGCACATTCAGAAGGTGGCGAGCGCGGCGGGCGGCGGCGGGGGCACCGCTACCGTTCGAGATACCGGGTGGCGGCGTGTTGATTCGCCTAATCTCGCTTCTGGTTCCGTGTTTTTCCGCCGTGTCGATAACCTTGTTTCTGTTACGGTTCGCGGCGGTTCTTGGGATACGGCTACTATTAAGCCGTCGGCCTCGCGCGCACCTAACGGTAGTCCGTTCGGTGATCTGGGTTATCGTACCCGCCTCGCGATTAACATTCTTCCGGGCTTCCGTGCGCTAACCCCGGTGATTGCGCCCGTGATGACTGACGACGGCGAGTCGGTGGGGATGCTGATTATGTCGAATCCGTCGGACGGCAACCGCCTGTCTTTCCGTGGCTTCCGTAACGGCCAGAAACAGGATGTAGCTAACGTCTATTTGCGGTTCCCTATTCTCACGTGGATTACGTCTGAGGATTGGCCGGCCGAGCTACCGGGCGAACCGGCTTAGCCCCGTCTAGGGTGGGTGTATCATGAAAAAGAATATTCATTCCACAGAAAGAAACACCTATGCCGCCTGATTTTTGGGCACAAATCAGTAGCAATTTTTGGATGGTTCTACAAGCTGGAACCGCTACCGCCGCCGCCTATGGTGCTAAATGGCTAAAAGAGCTACAAGCGACCAAGAAGAAGGAAGCAGCAGAGCGCCGGGCGCAAGATGCTGTTATCCTTGCACGACTTGAAGCGCTGGCAAATCAGCAGAGCGCGGTTAAGGACGAGGTTAAGAATAGCCACGGTACTAATTTGCGTCATGATCTAGATATTGCTATCCAGAATTCGCAGGAGGCGCGCGATAATTCGACGCAGGCGCTAAAGATTGTCGAGCAAATCCGAGACTCCCTAGAAACCCTTACGGGCGACGTTAGGGAATCCAAGAAGGAGCATACGGATTTTCGCGAACGCCATAATCAGAGCACGGAAGAGATTCATGACCTTAATAAGCGAGTGAACGCTCTATTTTCTGCACAGAACAAGAAGGAGAATAACCATGAGTAACTACGTGGACATTACCCACTGGAACGCCACGTCTTTCACGGCGGCGAACCGCACCATTGACGATATTGACACTATCGTCATTCATCACTGGGGCGTTGATGGTCAGCGCTTTGATGACGTGTGCCGCTTCTTCCAGAACGGCCCGGGCACTAGTGCCCATTATGTTGTTGAAGCCGGTAAGTGTGCGCAGCTGGTCGAACTGAAGGATATCGCGTGGCACGCGGGCGATTGGAATGCTAACGCTCGTTCTATTGGTATTGAGTGCCGCCCTGAGATGTCTGATGAGGACTTCGAGACTCTGGCGCACGTCATTGCGGATATTGAGACTTTCTACGGCAAGAGCTTCTACATTCACGGTCACAAGGATTATTTCAACACGGCGTGCCCGGGCCGCTGGTATGATCAGCTTGACCACTTGATCGAGCGCGTGAATGAGATTGAAGCTGGCATTGATAATGCACCGGCTCCGCTGTCTCATGCTGAGGTGGACGAGAAGCGCGCCGCCTGGGAAAAGCTCATGAAGGAGCTGGAAGAGGCTAAGGCCGCCGGTGAAGAAGTCGGTAAGTGCCTGGCACAGGTAAACTAAAACGTTCGTTCTATTTTTGGAGGTCTGATTATGAACGAAACTCAGCGTAAGGCAATTTACGCATTTGTTACCGCCCTTATCCCCGTCGGTATCGTGTACGGTATCGTGACTCAGGAGCAGGCGGCGGTTATCGTGCCCGCTATCCTGGCTGGCCTGTCGCTTATCATGGCTTACGTGCATGTGCCCGCGCCGGGCGACGGTAAGCAGCAGAGCGACGCGCCGGTACCCGGCGATAGCGAGCGCGGCGACCTGTAAGCGTGCTATAATATCGGTGTTCCTTAAATTGTTCCAGTGATGGGATGTTGAGAGAATATCGGTGGAGTGGTCACACTGTCGGGTGTTGGCACAGAAGAAACCCCCTAGTTTGTGGTATAGCTAGGGGGTTTCTTTTTGCCCGGTGCTAGGTGAAGTTTTTCCGGTTAGCCTGTACTACGAATACGCGTGGCGTGAAGCCGTCGTATGTGGTTCGGTATCTGGGGTACCGGGTGCGACACAGCATCTCCACCATATCGCCGGTGAACTTAGTAGCAATGACACGGTACCGTTCTCCGGTCTCCGTTTCGTAGCTGGCTACCCATTCCGAGGCGGTGAAGCCAGGGTACCGCGCGGCGACCGCACCGGCGTACTCATAGCCGCGCTCTTCGAGGTCAAGCATTATACGCCCCCAGTCCTAGCGCCTTTTCGAGCGTGTCGAGGTCTTCGAGCAGGCCGGGCAGCTTGTAACCCTTATTGAGCTGATATCCCAAATCAAGCAATTTCACGATTACGGTTATTTGCAGGCCGTGCGGATTATGCTGTGTCTTTCGGATGAATCGCGCGGCGGCTTCGAGCGCGCCGGGCGTAGCGGCGGGCGCGGCCTCTAAGTGCAACTCTAGGCACCGGCGGGCTTTGCGAATGTCTTCCGCGCCGCCTTTCTTTTTGCATCGCCATACGTATTTTATGGCCGCGCCTAGGAAATAGGGCGCTTCCATGATGAGCGGTTCGAGGGCTAACCCCTGAATCTTGCCATAGTGCGTCGGGTTGATCGGGTCGTTAGTCATTGCAGGTTTCCCTTTCGAGTTCAAGCAGGAAAGTGCGAGCGTTTAGCGCCTTGAGCTGGATATAGGGCGGCTGGGTGGTATCGGTGAGAATTGCGGTGAGCCGGTCAATAGTTGCCGTGTACGGGCTTTCAGTCTTGACCGGCGCAGGCTTTGCCTTAGCCGTCTTAGCGGGCTTTACCGGGGCGGGTGCCAGGTACGCGGCGGTGAGCATCTTTACGGTGCTATCTACCGCCTTACGCGCCTTGATGCGACCCGGCGCACGGGATGCCTTGAGAAATTCCAGCGCCTCCGCATAGGTGAAATGCCAGGCCGCGCTAGTAATCTTGATGCCCGCGCTACCTACGGCGTTAGGCGGGTAGTTGAACTTTTCGCCGGTGCCCGGGTGGTTAGCGAGGTACGAGTTTAGGGCTGCACCGGGTGCCTTGATGCCCGCCGCTTGTAGCAGTGCAAACGCGCGAATCCAGATTACGCCGTCATCTTCGACGTAAAAGGTCACGGGCTTGGTGTTGATGGTTTCGCAGTGAAGACGGGGCATGATTAGCGCTTCCTTTCATTGTAGATTTGGGTTAGGTGGATGTGTACGCCGGGCGCGTCGCCGTACTCTTTGACCGCTTCTAGCTTGTTGCATCGCGCGTCATCTTCGATAATGCCGCCGCTGGTAAGCGAGTCAAAGACCGCGCGGGTGAGCTTGTCAATGTCCGGTTTTACCGCGTGTATAGGGCCTAGCGTGCCTTGGAATAGCGCGCCGCTCTTAGGCTCTGTGAACACGAACCGTAGCGAGGCTTGGAACGCTCCGACGATTAGCGGCGCTCCGACCGCCTGGCTGGTCTTGAGGTGGTGCTTTCGCATGGTTTCGCGCCATTCTTTTGTTTTGGGGTTTGCTTCGACGGCGCGCCCCCGGTAGACGGTCTTTGATCCTTGCGGCACGGGACCAGGTTTACGGGCTATGAATGTTTTGTAGTGCATGTTCTACCTTTCGACATTTATACTATAAACCTATCTATGGGGTGAACACAAGGCTAGACACTGTGAGTATAGTCACTCTTGCATAATGAACCTATATGCCCCTATATATGGTAGAATTGAAGTACAAGCTAGCAGTGATGTAACATTTCTTGTTTCCTTAGTTTGTTTGGGTTCAAAAAAAATACCCCCTTGATGGTGATTCGAGGGGGTATTTTTGTGCCCAAAAACAGGAAGCAACCCCTGCCAAAAAAGGCACCCCTACCAAAATATACCTAGACACTTTTTACTAGGGGGGGAGGGTTATTTTACTAGGGGGGGTAGGGTTATTTTACTAGGGTAAATAGAAGTAATTAAATAGAAGTTAAATAAATAGAAGTAATTAAATCGAAGACGCGCGCGGGGCGCGGCGGGAATGATTGCAAGCACCGGGGGGGGGGGGCTATCATGGAGCCAGACCCACGCAACAATAATTTTTGAAAGGATCTGAAAATGTCCATCACTGCAATTCTGGCAGCTGGCTATGTGACTCACAGCCCCGCCGGTGAACAGCTGAAAGCTTCTAGCCTCTCGACGTTGAAGGCGCTTGCTTTCTGTACCGGCGAACGCTCTAACGTTTGCTACCCGTCTATGCGTACCTTGCAGGAGATGACCGGGCACACCGCTAAGACGATTCGCGCCGCCCTGGACACTCTCGAAGAAGTCGGTTTCATCACCCGTAACCACCGCGTAGGAACCTCTAATGCCTACACCTTGCAGATTGACACTATGCGTTCCACTCACCGCCGCCGCCGCTGGACTGAAACCCGTGACTCTGGCAACCCCTACGCGGGCGACCCTAACGCCGTAACCGTAGTAGACGAAATCCCCATCGAGGAACAGCCGGTTAAGCGTAGCGACTTCACAGAAGCCCTGGTAGAGGAAACTACCGCGCCCGCGCCGGTACAGACCGAGCTAATCCCCGCCTCCCCTGTCAAGAAGACCAAGAAGCGCAGCACTACCACCACCGCCGCGCTTGATGAAGATTTCGACGAATTCTACAAGCACGCGTACCCGCGCAAAATGGAGCCGTTGAAGGCGCGCCGTGCATTTGAGAAGGCTGTGAAGAACGGCGCAGACCCGCGCGAAATTATCGAAGGCGCGCGCCGGTTCGCCGCCGCTACCGCCGCTAAGGGTAAAACGTATATCCCATACCCGGCTTCGTGGCTAAACGCGGGCGGCTGGATGAATGAGGCGGGCGATATTGCCCCGGTAGAACCTACCCCGTGGCAGAAGAAGACCGCGCGCCTTGTGCAGTCTATGCAGGCCGCCGCCGTGGTGAATAACGCGCCCGCGCTAACCGGCGTAGCACCCGCTACCGCTCCCGCCGAACCCCTGGCTATCGAGCCTGGCTACATCTAAGGAGCGGCGACATGAATAAGCAGGAATGCGCAACGTTCTACGCACAGGCGGCAAAGGTTGATAGCCGCCTCCCTGATCGTGAATTTGATGAGTTCGACGCGTGGGAAATGCTTCTAGCGGATATTCCCCCTAAGTTCGCGCCTATGATTTTCCGTGAGATTTACCGCCGCGTTCAGGTTCAGCAGCTACAGCCGGGGCATATTGTCGAGGCGTGGGAAACCGTTCGTAAGGCGGTGAACGCCGCTATTGCCCGGTGCCTGTCTTTCGAGAAGCGCACGCGCGAGCTGGACGTGTCAGACCGTGAAGATGCCACGAAATTTAACGAGATTGTGGAAGCGCATAACGCGGCTGTGGATTCGCTACCGGGTGAGGTAGCGGCGGCCAATGGGTTTACTCACAAGGAGCTGGTACCTGTACCGGGTGAACGTGTGCCCGCGCCCGCCCCGGCGTGGTTTAAGTCACTGTAAAAAAGTTAGATTCTGGCTTGCGTTGCGCCCCCTGAAAGGTTTATACTATAAATGTAAGGCAACGAAGACCTTACAGAAACCCAAACCGAAAGGAAGCCAGAAATGTTCGGCATCACCCGCAATCCCGCAGACGAACGCTACATCACCGCAGACCTTGGTGGCGACACCACCGCCGTAAAGCTTCTGGTACGACCCGACTACATCGCAGGCACTCATTACCTGATGATTGACCACAAGAGCGCCATGAAGCTGGCACACCCCAAGAACCCGGGCAAGTGGATCCAGGAACTCCGACAGGGACTACGGCAGCACAACGGCGAGGCTCAGCTCTGGAGCACCACCCCCACCGCCGGAAAGGGCGCGCTAGTCACCGCCTGGAAGACCGAGGACGCAATTAACTATCTCGACCTTGATAACGTGATCCGCGCTATCGAAGACCGCGCCCCCGCCTCGCACAAGCCTAACGCCGCTATCCTCCGTGACCTCAAGCGTGAGATTGTAGGCGGCATCTAACCCCCGCCGGTTACCGGCAACCAACGCCCCGCCCCTCACCGGGCGGGGCACACAAACCCCAAACCCGAAAGAAGGACATGATGAAGACACTCATCACCCGCTACCCGCGAACCATCGGGTACACCGTAATAGCAGCACTACAGCTAACCACATTTTTCGTGGCCATGCTGAATAACCGGCTAGACCCGGCGCACATCTCAAACGTGCTTCTCTCCGTAATCGTCGTGTGCTGTGGCTTTGAAATTGACATGCTAAAGCTTGAGAAGAAGGATACCCGCCGTGAAAATTAACACTCTCATGCGCCGCGCCGTACCCGCGCCCGCTCCCGGCTCCGACGAATGGAAGCGCAAGATTACCGCCTCCAAGGTGGCATCTGTCGTTTGTAAAAGCCCGTGTACTTCCAAGTTTGCGCTACACGCTGAGATGACCGGCCGCTACGAGGCAGACCCGATTAACCAGGCGGTATTGGAGGCCGGTAATATTCTGGAACCGGCTGTAGCGGGTTGGTTTCAGCTGCACAACCCCGACGTAGAAGTGCGTGAGTGCAAGAAGCGCAACACTCCCGTATGGTGGGTATCGCGCGATAGTGAAGACTTTGCCGCTACCCCCGACCGTATCCTAGTAGACCGTGAGACCGGCGAGGTCACCGCGCTACTGGAAATCAAGACCGCGCGCGTCGCCTCCGAATGGGGCGAAGAAGGTACCGACGAAATCCCCGAGCACTACCGCCTACAAGCGCTTTGGCAGATGAAATGTACCGGCGTAAAGACCGTTATTTTTGCTGTGCTACATGCCGGGCTGAGGTTCGCTACATACCGCGTCGAGTGGGACGCGGCGGCGGTTGATGAGCTTACGGCGGCGGCGACCGATTTTATGGACGCGGTACGCACCGGGCAAACCCCTGACTATCGCGAGGAACCCGGCGCGTTCTCGACCTACGAGGTGCTCCGCTATTATTTCCCTGAGTGCAACGGTGAAGCCGTGATGTTGAGTGATGACCTGGTCTACCGTACCCGCCGCGCTAAGCGCCTAAAGCGATTGGCCGCGCGTGCTGAGGATATCGTCAAGAATGAGCTAACCGCCGTTATGGGCAACGCGAGCGCGGGCGTTGATTACGCGAACCGTACCGTGGCGCGGCGCTCTCAGAGGAAGACCACTAAAGGTTATTCCCGCCCGTGGGTGACTATCGTCTAGGCGGCTGTAGCGGCGCTGGAAAATTTTCTAAATTTTTTCCGGTTTGGGCTTGTTTCCCCTCATAAATAGATTTATACTATAAATGTAAGGAAAACAAAGGAACCACCGGAAACCTTACAACCCAAACCGAAAGGAAACGAAATCATGGAACTCACCGCTAAGGACTTCACCGCACAGCTGGCCGCTAAGGGTTACACCCCCGGTATCGACTTCGACGTTGATAACGGCGACGAACCGCACACCGTGAAGCTCACTGGCGCGATCACCTTTAACGGCGCAGATGGTTTTATGGACTTCCGCAACGCAGAGGAATACTACGGCATCACCTGTGCAGAGTATGAAGACCTCGCGTTCTTCTCCAAGACCTACCCGCTTACCGAGGCACAGATTACCGACATCGAAGAAGGCGGCGAACCCGGCAACGCAGAACAGGAAGAAAAGTTCTTCGACGCATGGCGTGCAGCTCTCGACGGTATCGGTATCGACCTGAACGACATTCCGGTTTCCAGCCGCTAAGCAACGCACATAAGCACCGATAGACCCGCCGGGCGGCGGACTCTTCCGAATACCCGCCGCCGCCCGGCATTTACCACCACCGAAAGGAACCTACACCGTGGGCACTGAAATTCAGCAATTCACAGGCACCGCTCTACAGGTAAAGAATGATTTTGTAGATCCCATCAAGAACGCGATTACCGGCGCGTTACCGCTATTCATGCGTGAAGACTCCGAGGCCTGGATTAGGGGCGCAATTCTGGAGGTTAGCAAGACTCCGCAGCTTGTCCAGTACGCCAAAAACAATTTTCCAGCATTTGCAGGCACGCTAACCCGTGTCGCCGCGCTGGGTTTACCGCTCAACCGTGACATGGTGTACGTGCTCCCCTTTGCATCGAAACAGGGGATGCAGGCCAACGTTATCATGGGTTGGCGCGGTGAGCTTGAACTCATTTATCGCGCGGGCAACGTCGAGACCGTCCACCATGAAGAAATCTTTGAGAATGACGGCTACGAATGGAAGGACGGCGCCCCCCGCCTTATCGCTCCCGCCCCGGAAGGGCAGCGCGGCAAAATCAAGCACGCCGTAGCATGGGCTGTCTTGAAGAGCGGCAAAATCAGCCAATACGCGGTTGTGAGTGCCGACCGCATCGCCGCCGCCAAGAAAGCATCACGCGGCTCTAACTCCCCGTCTAGCCCCTGGGTACAGCACGAGGTAGCAATGTGGCGCAAAACGGCAATTCATGAGCTGGCGAACTTCGTAGATTCAAGCGTAGAAGAGTGCCGACCGGAACGCCTGGAAGCCATGAAGACCCGCGCGGCTCTCGCTTTGGACGTGGAGCGCGAAAAGACCGCGCGCATGGCAGAGGAAAACAGGGCTATGGAACTCAAGATTAAGCTAATGGAACTGGAACAGACTAAGAAGGAAGGGGCATAAGATGACCCTAAATGCAACCCGTACACACTACATTAACGAGTATGATTACTCACATATCCGCTGGCGCGGCTTCGTAAAGCGCCTCGCCCTCCGCGCAGCATCTCTAGCCGATTCGCGCGGCGTGCTGAACATTGGGCGTGACAAGTTTTTTAAGGATACTCTAGGCGACGAATACAACCCCCGCTACATCTCGCACATCATCACTGACTGTAACCGCATCGAGCGCGTGAGTTTTGCGACCATTGGGCACAGTGCGAGCGCCCGCCTGGTCATTGTCTTTGATGACGAAAAGATTAGTAAGAGCATGGAAAAGAAGGGCTAGAACATGTCTTCTACCGTAACCGTACTAGGAAATATTGGGGCGGACGCAGAGCGACGCGAGACGCAGAACGGCACCCCGTACCTGACTTTCACCGTTGCGGATTCACGCTCTAAATGGGACGCGGCCGCCGGTAAGTATGTCCCGCTAAATACGACGTGGCGACGCGTAACCACCTTTAAGGGGTTGGACTATTTGCCCGATCAGCTTGTCAGGGGTGCGACCGTCTACGTATCCGGTAGCGAGGAATTGCGCACCTGGGACAAAGAGGACGGGACGAAGGGTTACAGCCTGGATGTTACGGCGCATGTGGTGAAGGTGGTATCAAAGTCCACCGATAGCGGGGCACCCGCGCAGGTTCAGACTAGCCCGGTTGCCGCGTACCCGGCGAACACCGCCGCCCCGGTTCAGCAGCAGGGATACGCACAGCAGGCGCAGCCTATGCAGGGCGGTTATGCACAGCCCGCCGCCGCCGCGCCGCCCGCCGGTTACCAAGCCGCCGCTAACGCATCGAGCGGATGGGGTGGATACGATAACGGGGCGACCCCGTTCTAGCCCTAGCCCGCTAACCCCCGGTGAGTAATCGCCGGGGGTTTGGCGTACCCGGCGCGGGAAAAATTTTTTTGAAAAATCTTTGATTCTGGCTTGCTTTCCACCCCACACAAGGTTTATACTATAAATGTAAGGCAAAGAGCCTTACAGAAACCCAAGCCGAAAGGAAACCCCAATGTTGGAGTACTACGAAATTCAGGAATACGTTACCGAGGTAGCAGCAGGTAACTACCCGTTCCGAGTAATCGACGCGGTAACCGCCGATATTTACGAACGCGGCGTAGCCGTCGAGATGGAAGACCTCAAGGCATACCCGCGAACCCGTGAACTTCTCAAGATTCACAACGCGGCCTAACAATCAACCAACTAAGCCCCGCCCTAACCGGGCGGGGCACCCCTAGCAAATCATGGCAAATCAGTTTTACAAATCAGAAACATGCTCACAGTGCGGTAACCCCTGGGAAAAACCCGATCTGGTCAATTGCCGCCGGTGCAAACAGTGGGAACTCAAACGCGCCCGCACCCGCCGCAAAAAGGCAGAGAAAGCGGGTGAGCTAGAGCGCAAGCGCAAAAACAAGGAGTGGGCCGCAACCCATTGCTACATTTGCGGTTCGCTTATGGATAATCCAGACCCCAAATGCTACCGGTGCCGCGAACGCATCAAGCGCCGCGAAAAATGGCTAGAACGCCGCGCCGAACGCATGAAACCGAACGACCTAAACAACCTAGAAGGCGTAAGGAAGTTCCTACAGGCGCGCCGCCGCCGCCTCAACCAAGACCCCCACACCCCCCCATCGAAGGAATCGACACATGAAACACCCCATCACCGGGCGACCCCTAACCATCACCGCCGCCGCGCTCGCAACAGTACCGACCGGCTTTTTTCTCGCCGCGCTCATCACCGGCGGCGGCGTGAACATCGGCAGCTCTATTCTCACCCTCGCTACGTGGTGGGTGGGTGTGCTGATCGTGGCATTGTTTGAGGCCAACCCGCGCGACGCGCGAACCAACCGAGAGGAACACTAATCATGCGTATTATCGAATTGGAAAAGTACCAAGCACCCGGCAAGCTCTGGCACATTGTCACTACCGAGGCGGTAGACAAGCTGCGCACCACGGCTATTATTTTCGCTGACACCCCGGCGAAAACCTACATTTCGCTTGTCGCCGCCGCTGAAATCGCAGGCGTAAGTGAAACCGGCGTACGCGACTATCTCAAGAAGCACGGCGCGCGGCCTAAGCTATTCACCGTCCCGGCTAACGTCAATCGCACCGGACAGGCGCGAAAAATGGCGTTTATCGACCCGCTTACCATGTTCCATATTCTCTTAGAGGTAGACCCGCGCGAACAGAGCGTTAGGGGTTGGTTCCATGACCTAACGCACTTCGACGGCGACGAAATCCCCAAATTCTGGGGCATGACGAATGTTCGAGAGGCGGCGATTATCGAAGATAAGGCGCGCGAAATCGAACTACTGGAAATTCCAGACTTTACCCCGCCCGCCCGCGTCGAGTTTGACGCTACCGGCGGAATCGAGCAGCTGAACCGCATCATCTCAGACCTACACGCCCCGTACCATGTACGAGTGAAGGCGCTACAGATTCAGCATGAGGTGAATCAGCTCGCTAATACCGTAGACAAGCTGAATGAAGGAAAGGACGCATAAAATGCGCATGACTCGACAGATTATCAAGCTCTCAAGCTACCGCGTGAAGGGTGTAACTTTCGCCGTGGAGTTTGACTATGACAAGCCGGGTGACCGCCGCACTAAGATTGGGCAGGCGTTGAAGTCAATCATTGGTATTCATGAGCTGAATTATCTGAGCAATCAGGCAATTAAGATTATGGGTAGCGGTGAATCCGCGCGTGAGGTGTGGAGCTATGAGGTGGTGGAGACTGAGGATATTTAGCTGGAAAATTTTCTAAATTTTCTTGGTTTTGGCTTGCTTTGCACACCCCAATAGGTTTATACTATAAATGTAAGGCAAAGGAGGTCTTACAGAAACCCAAACCGAAAGGAGCTAGCAATGCTGGCACGTCACGAAATTCTCGAATCCATCACCACCGCAGCATACGGCGAAATCTCGACCGCCGTTCTGGAAGCCGCGGCAACCGAGATTTGGGAAAATAACAGCTTCGAGACTATGGCAGATTTTGAAGCCTACGATAAGACCTGGGAAATCGTCGCAAAGCACGACGCTAAGTAACCCCTAACCACATAACGCCCCGCCCGCTAACCCCGGGCGGGGCACCAAACCCCAAACCCGAAAGGAACAACACGAAATGGCAATGTCTTACGCAGAAGCCAAAATCTGGAATGATGAACACCTCCCGATCTTGAACCGTATCGGTATCACAACGGGCGTACGAGATGACCGGTACGGTGACCCCGCCGGTGCATTTGTCGAAATTGTCTACACGGTACACGGCAGGCTTAAGCGCGCGGCTGATCTAATGTCAAACGACCATAGCGAATTTGCCCTAGCCGTCGCCGAACGTCTGAAAGAATTTGCGGGTATCGGCGGCAAATACGAGCAGCAGGCCGCCGCCGTAATCAACGCCCTAACCGAACTCGACCGTGTACACCGCATTACCGAACTAGAGAATGAGGCAGAAGAGCACGAGCGCGCCGCTAGTAAGGCGTACAAGAAGATTAAGGCTCTCATCTCATTCAAGCCCTAACCAAGGAACAGAACATGCTAGAGGAAATCCTAAACGCGTTCGACCCGCACGCGTTTTTCACCACCGCCCCGCTCTGGACAGTATTCACGCTACCCGGCGCAGCAATGGGCATATTCACCACGATTAGCGCACTAGTGATAATGTGCCTAGTCTACCCATACAAGGACGCAGACCCCGATTACGAGTTTAGAGGCGTACTATGCTGTGTAATCGCAGGTATAGGCGGCGCCCTGGTCTTCGTAACCGACGTTATCGCCCTGGTCATGTTCTGGGACGGCGCGTTACACCCGGCGCTCACCGCTCACGGCGTAAACGGTAATAGCGCCCGTATCCTATCCGACATGATCGCGATCATCACTAATACGGCGGCTTTTACTGCACCCATCGCCGTGTGCGTAGAAATTTTTCGAGCTTTGGAGCATCTAGAAGACCGCCGCGTTACCCGCCGTAGGTACCTGGAAGCCCGCGCCTTGGAGCGTGCAACCCGTGACTAAACGCCGTGACCGCAACCGTGCCGCGCGCCGCCGTAAACGCGTCTACATCTGGCACTGGTCAGAAGACGAAGACCCGCTATACGCCATAGCCGCGCAAATCGTCCAAGAAATCTACACCACAAGGAGCACACCCCATGAAACGCTACGAGCGCGAGGTGTTCGCTAACGTACCCATCATGAGCACCTATAACCAATACACCGATAAAAACGACTTTCCGAACCACGGAATAATTTACAGGGCACTACCCGACCAAATCCTACGAGCCGCTTTCATGCTCACATGGAAAGCCGGTGTGAGCTGGAAAGAAGACAGAAACAGGACGATTCGAGACGCACTAGCGGCTATCGACGCAGCTAAAGCGGTGTACCCGTCCATGCGCCTTAAGAAACCGCTAGCAAGTCAAGATGCTCAGCTGGATTATTTGCTAATGATCGTAGAAGGTATCAATAACGCGGGCGACTTCAAGAGTAAGCACCAATACGGCGCATTGAAAGCTATTCTGTCCGCACAGAAGACCAACGATATTGCCCACCTGGGCGTTGCAGGCATGAACCTGTACGGCTGGGCAGGTGAGCAATGACTAGCGCCGTATGCGCTCGCTGTGGATGCCCGGCCAATGAGTACACCTCATCATGCAGGGCGTGCTATATGCGCCGCCGCTACCGGGCATCTGTACCACAGAAACCCGCCGTTACCCGGCAACCTGTCTACACCGGAAAGGTTGCCGGGCGGGTACCCGCCCTAAACTCACTGATACCACCACGAAAGGAACACTAAAAAATGGACTTGCTAGGAATCTTGCTAGTCGCCTGGTTTATCCGGATGATCTGGGGCATGAACAAGTAGGAGAACACCCCATGACCGAATATTCACGCGACAAACTCTACGTGCAGCTTGACGCACTCCGAACCACCCTAGAAGAAGCAGTAGACGCAGGCGATATCTACGAGACCCCCTCCCACGTCTACCCCGGCGGCAACCGTAAGCCCGCATATCTCAACCTGAAAACCCCGGAAGAAACCGTAACCATCACCTCAGAAAATGACGTAATCAACATCGAAGATCTGGAAGGCGTGATTATCGGTAACGGCAAGTGGCACATCATGCACGCGCTGGAACCCGGCGGCAAAGCCCCGCTAGGCGGCTTCATTCTTGAACGCATCTAAGAAGGAGATGACTAATGACCGACACCACGCTAAAGCTAACCGAAGCGTTCAATAGGCACAACAGTCTATACAACGCCTTGCTAGGCGGCATGAAGACCCTGACCACCTCCCACGCTGAGGAAATCGCCATCACCCTAGACGCGCGGCACGCCCGGGCACTAACCCGAATCCTAAACGCTGCACCACTCGACGGCGACCCACTCAACACCCGCGTAAACGTCGAAACTGACACGGACGCATGGGAAACCGACGCATCAAAAATTAACCGGTATCTCGAAGAGAACGAATTAGACCCGACGCTAAATAATGTTGCGGCCGCGTTTATCTACGCAGAAACCGAATTCCCCCGCCTGGACATTGAACTACAGGGAAAGGAGTACCGTGTAACACGCATCACCAAGGTTGAGCAGTCTACAAGCGACGGCGGCGGGCGCGGTAGCGCCTCCACAAAAATTAAGGTGGACGCGCCCGGCTGGAACGAATACCCCGTATTTGAGTTTTGGGGAACCGAACTATACGACGTAGAAGGCGAAGAGTGCAAGAAGGCTAAAGCCCGCGCGCTTAGCTATTACCACCCCGATAACGTAGCAGCTTTAGGCGGTATCCTCATGGAGCACATTACCGACTAACCACACCACAACCACGCGGGGCGACGGACACAACACCGCCGCCCCGCACAATCCGAAAGGCACACCATGCGAAAACTCGACGCAATAAAAGCCATGCTACTAAGCGCAACCATATACGGCGCGCTAACAAATCCCGAGAAGCACGAATCTCAAAAAGACTACACACTAGTCCTAGACATGGACGGCGAAAACCCGCTAGGTGAACCCGCCGTAACACTCACCATGAACCTAAAATCCCTGAGCTACGTAGCTGGACTACTCACCGCCGGGCGACTCGCAACCGAGGCAGCAGACGCACGAAAGAAGAAGCCATTCAATGACTAACAGCCCTAGAAAAGTAGACGTACTGATAAGCATAAGCACTGAGCAAGGCACGATCTACAAGCACCTCACCGGATGCACCCTAGACACAAGCAGCACAGAGGGAAACCAAGAGCGCACCGGAACCCTGACAATGGACATCGAACAAGCCGGGCAACTCATAGATTTTCTCGCAACCGGGCGGGCGACCATCGAGAAAATAGAACCAACCCAAGGAGGAAAGACAGAATGACAGAACCCATCACAAAAGACGAAATACTAAAGACCCTAAAATTCGCGCGAGAAATAGCAGACCTAGGAGGAAAGAGCGACATACTAGCAGCAACCCACGCTACACTAACACGGCTCTTTCCAGCAATGCCCGGGCATATCGACATCACAGCAAAGACCTACACAATCAAGCCACACCCGCCCGAGGCAGAGACAACCGTAACGGTGACACTCACAACAACTCTAGACGGACTCTACTACCTAGACTACGAGCTAAACCAACTGGCAGAGGAAGCAGGAATGTACTAACCCAATACGCTATAATGGATACGTAACATTCATACCGAATGATTACGGCGTTGTTTCGGATTCTAGACGAAACCCACACAGGATATTCAAATAGCCCCGGCGACCGAAAACAGTAGGAGCCGGGGCTAACCCTTACCCACGGTAGGAGCCATGACCAACAAACGAGATTCACGGTACCGCGCAGCACAACAGAAGTTCAAAGCCCGCGCCGCCGCTCACAACCTACCATGCAACATCTGTGGACACCCAATAGATTACACACTACCCCACAACGACGAATGGGGAAGCGTAAACATGGACGCATTCGAGTTAGATCATTTGTACGCAGTCGCTACCCACAAAGAACTAGAACTAGACCCCGCAAACTTCCGAGCCACACACGCAGGATGCAACCGCGCCAAAGGCAATGACCGACAAACCGCAAAAACAAACCCCACAACCCGGCAATGGGTACGGTAGAATAAAACCCGAACACTAGAACACCCCAATAGAACACACATACGGGGGGCGGTAAAAAAATAGAACACACCTTCGACACCCAAACCTGGGCGCAGTGTCAATCTCCCCCCGCTGGAATTTACCGGGCATCGCGCGCGCGATTATAGCATTAGAGGTCTTTTTATGAACATTTGGCGTATTGGCATGATGAAGAGCGTGCAAGAATCTATCACCGCCGCCGTGAACGACGGTTTGATTAAGAATGCAGATAGCGCTAAATGTGCGCTCGCGTTGAAGTATGCCGCCGCGTTGGATGAAGCCTACGAGCTGTACAACGAAGACGGTGATTTTGATTTGCTGTTGAAGGCTCTGAATATTGTCGGTCCGAACCTCAACAAGGCGCTGGACTCTCTGGGTTGCGCCCCGTATTCGCGTAAGGATATGCAGGCGCAGGCGACCGAGACCGACCGACTAGATGAGCTTATCGAGCAGCGCGGCAAGGAAGACCCCGCGCTAGTCGCCCGGATCATGGCAGAGATTGAAGGTGAAGAGGATTAGCGATTACTCCAAGCTCAAGGGTAAGGCGGTGCCCCGGCTGTGGACGCGCCCGCTCCGTGAGCTTACCCCGCTAACCACGTTCGGGTTTGAAGCTATCCAGTTTGCAGAGCATGACCTAGGGCTAGAGCTGCACCCGTGGCAGAAGTGGTTTCTGTTGCACTCGCTGGAGCTGGAGCCTGGCTATGAGACGGGCGACCCGCTCCCCATGTTGCGCTATAAAACAGTTGTGCTCTTGGTTTCTCGACAGAACGGCAAATCATTTGTTCTTTCCGCGCGGCTTCTTTGGCGTATGTTCATGTGGGATAAAGGCGTAAAGCCGCCGCTAATTCTGAGCACGGCGCATAAGCTGTCACTAGCGGAAGAGATTCTAGATGATGCGCACCGTACCGTATCCCTCTCTGAGATGCATGACCGCATAGCGCAAAGGTCTAACACGAACGGCAATAAGTTTTTTCGCCTGGATAACGGCGCGCGCTGGAAGTGCGAGGCGGCATCAGATGACGGCGGGCGCGGCCTGTCCGTAACTGATCTAGCCTTTGATGAGTTGCGACAACAAAAAGAGTGGAGCGCATGGGCGGCTATGACCAACACGATTAACGCCGTGCAGTCTAGCCAGACTATCGCCGTGTCTAATGCTGGCGAGGCTAAAAGCGAGGTGTTGCGCTCGCTTAGGTCTAAAGCTCTTGAGGAGATAGAGGCGCGGGCGACGGCAGAGAAACGCGGCGAAGAGTACGCGCCGGTTGATGCCTCACTGGGACTCTTCGAGTGGAGCGCGCCGGATGATTGCGACATTTGGGATACCGCCGGGTGGTGCCAGGCTAACCCGTCTTTGGGTTATCCTAACTCGATTACCGGCGACATGCTCGCATCGAAGGCCGCGCTAGTCGGTGAACCCGGCGCGGGGTTGCCAGAGCACAAGTTTAGGACTGAAAACCTGTGCCAGTGGGTGAACGTCACGGCGGACTCGCTGTTCAGCTCCGAGGAATTGGAAGCGTGTCTAGACCCTGAATCTATGATCGCACCGGATAGCCCGGTGTATCTTTCTGTGGACGTTTCGCGTGACCGCAAGATGACAAGCCTATCAATCGCTGGTTTTCGGGACGACGGCAAACCACACGTTGAGTTCGTGACTCAACGAGCCTTTACCGAGTGGGTACCGGAATTTTTGGCTAATGGGCTTGCGTTCAAGCCCGCCGCCGTGATTATGCAGGGGCGCGGCTGTGCTGCATCGTCGCTAATCCCGTTCATTGAACAGGCTGGTACGCCGGTTGTTCGGTGCGAGGGCGGCGACCTCCCCAATGCCTACGGCTTGTTCTATGACCGGGTGATGGAGAAGTCGGTTAGCTGGATTGAGCAGGAAACGCTCATAGGCGCGCTCTCAGAGATTCGCACCAAATCGACCGGCGACGCATTTCTATTCAACCGCGAGAAGTCGCCGGTTGATATTGCCCCGGCGTGTGCCGCCGCGTTCGCCCTATGGGGTTTGCTGAACACGGTTGCAGGGGCGAAAAAAGAAAGTGCGTATAATGAAGCTGAAATGTGGTATAAGCAAGAAGAAGATGAAGGGGGTAAATGGTGGTAGCGCCTGGTATTAGTAATATCGGTCATATTATCGTTGATGCTTTCCGCTCGCGTACCCCGCGTACGGCGGCGGCCTGGGACGGGCGACCGGTTGATATTTTCGTGAACGGCGGCGGCGGCTCTGATAATGTGTCGCCGCAAAACGCAAGCTATGAATCAATGTACCGGTATCAGCCGCATCTCCGAACCGCTATTGACTTCTTGGCTTCCAACATTGCGCAGCTGTCGATTCACAGTTTTAAGCGCGGCGGTGATGGTTCGCGCTCGCGTGAAACCGAGTCGCTGGCACATGCCCGCTTGTCGGTGAATCCGAACCGGTACATGACCGGGTACGAACTGATCTATAGCCTGGTTGCTGATATGGCGCTGTACAATCGGGCGTATTGGTTTTTTGCACCGGGTGAAGACGGACGAATCGAGATTCACCCGTTCCCGGCGGGCTGGGTTTCCCCGGTTTTTGCGGACTTCTCGACGGTTGATTACTATTCGGTGAAGGTTCCCGGCGGCTCCGAGGAGCTGAAAATCTCCCCTGAAAATTGTGTCGCGTTCAACGGCTGGAGTCCCGGGCTAACGTCCCCGTCGTCCCCGGTGGATTCTTTGCGCCTGGTGCTGGAAGAGAATTACCATTCGCGAAAATACCGCGTTCAGTTTTGGCGTAATCATGGCCGCGTCGGTACGTACCTTTCCCGTCCGGTAAACGCGCCGGATTGGGATAACACGGCGCGCCGCCGCTTCTACAGCATGTGGGAAGATTTTACGTCGGATACGGGCGCGCGTGCCGGTTCTACGCCGCTTCTTGAGGACGGCATCGAGATTAAGAGCAATTCTTTTAAGAGCGCAGATGAGGAATGGGCAGATTCGGTGCGCCTGGGTTTGCAGACGGTTGCACAGGTCTATCAGATCCCGCCGGGCATGATTGGTGCAGATAGCACCGAAACTTACGGCTCCCTAAAGGAGCGTAACCGAATGTTGTTCAAGAACACGCTAGGCGCGCGTATCCGATTTATCGAAGACCGTATCAACGCCTTTGTACTCCCTATCCTGGGAATTGATAACACTGAATTTTTCGTTGAGTTCAATACCGAGGGGATGCTACGCGGCGACTTCGAGACGCAGGCAGCTATCATGTCCACGGCGACCGGCGGCGCTTGGATGACTCGCAACGAGTCCCGCGCGCTTATGAACCTACCGCCGCTTGACATGCCCGGTGCGGATGAGCTGATTACCCCGCTAAATGTCATGGTAGGTGGGCAGACATCACCGCAAGACGGCGGCACCGCGTTTCAGGGCGGCGGCAAAAACCGAACGGTCATTCTAAAATTCTTGGAGCGGTGCGACCGCATCAAGACCGCGCGAGGAATTGCAGATATGCCGTGGGGTAGGCTAACCCGTGAGCTGACTGATGACCTGGACGGTAACGCAGAATTTGCTAAGGCGATTACCGACGCGCTCGCTAAGATGCAGGGCGGCGCTTTCGTGGACATGATTACTGCATTTGAGGAGAAATAGAATGACCATTCAGTTTAAGGACGCGGCAGGCTTCCAGGAGACCGAGGACGGCAGCGGCATTTTTGAGGGTTACGCCTCTGTGTTTGGCAACGTCGATTCTTACGGTGACAAGGTGATTAAGGGCGCGTTTGCTAAGTCGCTGGCTAAGTCGTTCCCGAACGACGGCGCGGGTATCCCCTGTTATTGGAGTCACCGCATGGACGACCCGGAATTTATTCTAGGCAAGACCATTAGCGCCGTGGAAGATGAGCACGGTCTCAAGGTTCGCGTTAGCCTTGACCTTGAGAATCCGAAGGCGGCGGCCGCGTACCGTGCTTTGAAGGCGGGCGCGGTGAATCAAATGTCATTCGCCTATGAGGTGCTTGATAGCCACTTTGTACCCGAGAAGGGCGCGAAGTACGGCGGCGTGAACGAGCTTCGAGAACTGAATATTTTTGAAGTCTCCGTAGTGCAGATTGGTGCGAATACCGCTACGAGTATTGACATGGTAAAATCGGCTATGAAGAACGACGATTCTATTTCTATTTCTACCCCCGGCGCTATCGAGCAGCTGGAAGAAGTAGTAGACGTTCTCCGTAATATCATTGATTCCGCTAAGACTGATAGTAGTGATGAGGAGCTGGATACGGCGGGTGACTCAGAGGAACCGGAAACGGTCAATGAGCAGACCCCCGCGCCGGTCAAGTCGTGTACGCTCTCAGACTCAGAGCGCGAATATTTCAAGAGCATTTTCAATGTAAAGAAGTAAAGGAGTGGATATGTCCAAGACTATGACTATTCACGAGCGCCTGGAAGAGGCACGCGCTAAGGGCGCGGATATTCTGGCCGCGGTAGACCGTGGCGAGGATGTAGACGTAGCAGAGCTTAAGGCGGCAGGTGACGAAGTTACCCGCCTTGAGACCCTGGCGACCGAGGCAGAGGCGGCGCGCTCCATGTTTAAGAGCATGGGCACCGCGCGCGAGGCTGTAAAGAGCGCAGAGGTTGAGACCCCCGCCCCGGCTGGTTCGCTGGGTGAGCAGGTTGCCGCCGCTTTCATGAAGTCCGGTACCCTGTCGGCTCTGGGTGCGCAGGTTCAGCACACCCGAGGCGAGTTCTACAGCTCTAAGGCACCGGGCGACCCGACCACCACCACTAACGCGGTTACCGGTAACGGCCTGACCGTTGCACTTACCGACGTTGATAAGAACGTCGTCAAGCCTTACGCTCTTCCTTTCTCCATTTCGTCGTGGCTGTCGAGCGGTACCCTGTCGGGTAACTCCCTGACTTATTTTGTCGCTAACGAGTGGACTTCTTCGAGCGGCCGCCCCGGCGTGGTTGGTGAGAACGGCAAGAAGCCCGGCGCGACCGCGCCCGCGTTCGAGACTAAGACCCTCCCGCTCCGCAAGATTGCGGGCTGGGTTGCACAGTCCGACGAAATGGCGGAAGACGCCGGTTTCCTGTCTTCGCTCATCAATGAGCAGCTTCTCGACGAGCTTAAGAAGGCCGAAGAGGAACAGATCGTATCTGGTACTGGTACCGGTAATGACCTGACCGGTATTCTGTCTACCCCGGGTATTTTCTCCGAGGCTGTAGCGACCACCGCCGCTAAGGACGTGCTTGAAAGCATGTACAAGGTTAAGACCAAGATTGAAGCGGCTTCCGGTATGTCGGTTGATGCGGTTATCGTGAACCCTGAGGATATCGCAGGTATTCGCCTGGCGACCGACTCTAACGGTCAGTATCTGTTTGGTGGCCCCGCGTACGCGCCCTATGGCAATGGCCCGTTTGTTGCAGACCTGAACGCTTTCGGTGTGCCTATTTATGTGTCTAAAGCTGTACCGCCTAAGACCGTTCTTGTCGGTAGCTCTAAGGGTGCGACCGTGTACCGCAAGGGCGGCGTACGTGTGGAAGTCTCGAATAATGTTAATGATGATTTTCTGTACAACCGCTTCCGTGTGCTGGCAGAAGAGCGTCTTCTGTTGGCTGTGAAGCAGCCGAAGGCTTTCGGTAAGCTTACCTTGAAGTAAAACGGTTATTCCTTTTGAGAGGGGGAAATATGCGCTATCCGTCGCTTGCTAACACTAATGTTCCGGTGAATCTTGATGAAGTTGCCGGGGAAATGGTGCGCGGCTATTGTGGCTGGCATGTTTCCCCCTCGCTTGAGGAGACGTTTAGGCTGGACGGTACGGGCGGTAACCGCTTCCATCTTCCGAGTAACCATGTCGAGAACGTCCATTCTGTTTTTGTGGACGGCGTGCAGGTGAACGGCTATTCGTTTTCAACGGATGGTTGGGTACAGCTCCCGCCGGGCGTGGTTACCCCTAAGAAGCCGGGTGCGGTTGTTGTGACCGCGCGGCATGGCTGGGATTACGTCCCGGCTGTGCAGTCTGTCATTAAGTCGGTTCGGCAGCGTTTGGAGATGGACGCGGGCAACGTCGTTTCACAGCGCGCGGGTACACAGTATGTGGCCTATGGCTCCCGTGATGGTGAGTCCACCGGTGGCTATTTGCTACAGACTGAACGCGCGGCGCTCGCGCCGTACAAGCTGGAACAGGTGATCTAGCCATGCTTTCACTTGCACGGTACAGTACCCCGGCGGTGTTGATTCGCCGCCGTTCCGGTAAGGATTCGCGCGGCTTCCAGACGGTGACCGAGACACGCGAACCTATCACGGCGTTTCTGGACGCTCCGACGGTTTCCGAGGAGTCCCCGGCTGGTAAGGCTGGCACGCCGGATGTTTTGGAGCATGTGCTCTATTTGGAGCCGGGTACGCGGGTTAGCGCCCGTGACCGGTTGGAAATAGAAGGTTCATTCTTTGAGGTTATCGGTGTGGCACCGCCCATCAAGAACATTTTCACGGGCGCGGTGTTCCACACAGAATGTAAGGTTAGGCGGGTAGAGGCATGACGCGCGATAAGCTTGTTTTCAATGAGAAGGCACTAAAAGCCTTGCGTAAAGACCCGGCGGTTATCCGTGACCTTGAGAAGCGGGCGCGGCGTATTGCCGCCGCCGCCGGTGGTGAAGCAATGGGCTATAAGGTCACGGTTTTGGAGCTGGAAGACCCGCGCGGCGCTGTCTCTGTCATGGCGACCGGACGCGCGGCAGCACATAACCGGAAACACAATTCACTGATTAGGGCTATTGATGCTGGACGCTAAAATCTGGCGTGTTGATTCGCCGGTGACCGCGTGCTACGCCTATTTCTCAGGTCTGAATCTTAGCGCTACTGTCGCGCGTGATGAGGAGCCGCCCGGCTGGGACGGCTCTACCCCGCTAGTGCTCATTCGGGACGGCGGCGGCAACCGGCAAGAGCTGAACCTCCGACATGGCCGCGTGACTATTGACGTTAGGCACCCTGAACCTGGCGCGGCGTACGATTTAGCGGAAAAAATTCATGAGCTTTTTTGTTTGTGGGTTTTCACTAATGCGCCGGTTATTTTTGATCCGCATAATGTCGATTCACCGGCTTATAATCCGAGTGATTCGCCCCGCGTACCGGCTTATACTTTTACCGTGGAAATTGCGGTAAAATCCGAAAATACTATTAGCACTAAAATTTAGTGTTTAAATGTTTGGAGATTAAATTATGGCTCTTGACGCTACCTATGTTGCTAAGCCGGTAAATGTCACCGGCGGCATTAAGTTTGCGCCTATTGGCACCGCTACCCCTACTGATCCGACTTCCGTTCTGAACGCGGCTTTTAAGGAGCTGGGTTATGTGACTGAGGACGGTCTCAAGCTTTCGCATGATGCAAGCGACGATAAGATTAAGGTTTGGGGCGGCGTTACTATCCGCACTATCCGTTCTGACTATTCGGCAACTATTACCGGTACTCTTCTTTCCACTCTCGACGTGGACGTTTTGAAGACTGTTTTTGGCGATAATCAGGTTCAGCAGAAGAGCGGCTTTATTGCAATTAAGCACACCTCAGATATTGCACCGGAAAAGGTCTACATTATCGAGACTAAGGATGCATCTACCGGCGGCCGCAAGCGCTACGTTGTGCCTAAGGGCCAGATTACCGTTTCCGGTGATGTGAACCTGTCTCATAAGGAGATTACCGGCTTTGAGGTGACTATCGAGGCGCTGGCAGATAAGGCCGGCGTATGCTACTGGGAATTTGTGGAGACCACCCCGTCTAGTCCTGTTGCCGCCGTCCCTGGCGTAGGCTAATAGCCCCTAATTTTTCCCCGCCCGCCCTTTTTTTGTTCTGATTTTCGGGGCGGGCGCGGGGATACCCTTTTTTTGAAAATCAGACAATACGGATTGGAGAAAATCGAACATGGCAACTACTAAGGCAAACCCGAGCGCAACCCGTGCAGCACGTAACGCGGCAAAGGCTAAGAAGCGCGTCCGCAAGTACGAGAAGCAGTACACCTATAACACCTTTGAATCTTCCATTTTCGAGGGTGAGTTTAAGCTCCCCTCCATGCGACAGATCCCGCAGACTTACGCACTCGATTTGCGCACCGGCGATTTTAACGCGCTTTACCGCTGGCTTGAAGAAGTAGGCGTACCGACTGAGGATATTGACGCTATTAAGTCGCTGGATTCTGAGGAGATTGAAACTTTCTTCGAGGAATGGAATAGCGGCGAACTGGGAAAGTAATAGCCTGTCTCAATTCATTTAAAGAGCATGAAGACGAGGTACGCGCCCGGCTTCTTGAACTGGGTTTGAATTGGGACGGGAAAAGAACCGGTAAAAACAATTGGGCTAATATTCACGCGGCCATTAAAACCGCGCCGCCCG